AGTTGATTTACATGGTTGAGTAGTTGTGATTCTGTAATTTTATTCATTTTCTAAGTCCTGCTATTTTCAACATGGCTGTCAGCTCTTGTGACTCATGCATGTTTGATTTGGTATTTATCTGCGATTGCATTTCATTCGTAGAATGTTCGTGTGTATGCATGCCTGCAGATCGCCTAATGTGATGTAATTCAGGATTGCTATCTCCGCTGGGGTCCATCTTGTCTATCAGTGCCAACACCTTGTGAAGGTCATCGTCTGTAGCATGAGAAAATTCACCGTTCTTGTAGGCTTTTACGATTTTGGTCTTGGCCCGTGTGCCGCCTATTGTGAAATTCTTGGCTTCGTGATTCCAAAAACCAGCAATGTCTTTTAGCATCTGTTCAATGCCACTTTGGTGTGCTTCTTTGTAACCAAAATCGCTCGCACTCATGCCGCACTCTTCTATACAGTCATGCAGTGTCATTTCTCGATTCCCAAAATCCAATTTGGTATCCAATTTAGCACCTGCCGCTTTGGCCTTGTGAATGGCCTTGATCATGCCTGATTTGGCTAAATGTTTGGCATGACTGTGTCCAGTATGTTTTGCACCGCTTTTGTCTGTTACATCGCCTTTAGACTTGCTGTATGGAGCATCAAAAGGAGGCTCATGATCACTGCCTTCTGCCACTGGGGGTGCAGGGGGCAAAGTTGCATCAGGTGCAGGGGGCAAAGTGGCATCAGGTGCAGGGGGCAAAGCGGCACCAGTCGCTGGCGCAGCGCCAACAGCATCGCTGGCTTGATCCATTTGATTGGTATAATTTTTCGAACTGGGATCATTTTGTCCAGGCGTTGCGTCAGCTGGCTGGGCGTTTGCACCACCTATTTCACCAGCATCTGTGCCGCCAAAATGTAGTTGCGCCACAATCTCAGGCACGCTCTGCGTGAGATACTGTTGTATCAGTGGTCGCGTGTCAAGATCAGGGTCTATGTCTTTGATACTGTCCAAAAATTCAGGATCATCTATGAGTCCTTTGAGACTCTGTATGGCATTAATGCCATCCGGGCCGCCCTTTAATTCCGTTTGTAAAATTGCGTTAAGTTTGTCAATTGCATCCACTTGCGTGGCTTTGTTGGGACTCATGATTGAATTGCTTCCCAGGTCGTTTTCATCTTCGCTCATTATGCGATTGATAGCTGCTTCAAATTGATCTTCAGGAGTTTCTTTCAAGCGTTTGCCGTCTTTGTCATATTTTCCGGATTTTTTCTTGGCAATGGCTATTGCAGCCCGTTGGGCACCAGCACCAGCTTCATCCAGTAAATCACCTGCTGACAATTCTTTTACTGGTATATCACCTTCTCCAACTAAACGGAAAATGTATGGGAATGCTGTTTTTAGGTCTTCATTGAATGTGCGGATTGTTAACCTATCAATCCAATCGCTCATGATGTCTTCAGGAATGATCTGCTCTTCTTTACTGTTGAATGATTCAGCAAATTGCGCATAGTAGGCAGGGCGCTGAAGACCAGTTACTTCTTTCTTGATCTGTTCAATGCGTTCCAAAACCTTGTGTGTGATATCGCCCATGGCCTCACTAAGAGTGCTGTTACGACTAACATAGCCTTTGAATTTTCTCAATTGTGCCAATTCTTCTGAAAGACCACAAATATGTTGACCAATGTCATCGTACAGGTTGCCTCCGTGCTTCATGTGCTCAGCCACAGCTCTTGCACCGTTGAGATGCTTGAAGGGAAATTTAAAACGCTCGCCTTGAGCATTTTCCACCCATATGCCTTCAATGTGCATGGTGCGGCCAGCGGCCAATTCTGGGTTTATAGGTTGACTGTGTTTGATGATCAATCTTGCTTCGCCTAGATCTTGATAGCTCATACGACCTGTACCGTATAGTTTGTTTTCCATTATGGGCGAGTTGGACATAGCAGGGGTTTCCTTGGGTTTTGCTTGAAATTCATAATCTCGTTTGTCTAGCTGATTTTTTCCTATACTCTTGACGTCAAAATTCAACAGCCTATCCTTGGCAAAATTTCGCAAACTACGCAGAAATTTGAACACGCTGTGGTGTTTGCTATCACTAATGTCGCCACCAATTTGCACAATCACGCCATCATCTTCATCCAAGGTAATGGTCACTGTGCCAAGATTTTTCCCGTTGTGTTGATAGTCAAATTCAAAAAATCTTGCCTGGGGAATTTCACTTTTCTTGCTGAGCACTTTGGCTTCTTCGTCACCCATCTTTATGCTGGAGAAGCGTGTTTCCAGTTTGCCATAAAGGTCAAGAGCAATTCTATCCAAATTAGTATTCATGGTGTATTTATCAAAAGCCCGACGATATGAATATGGGCAAGGGCGGTTCAAAACTGTCGTCGGATATCCATTCGCTGGTTACCTTTAGATGTTCAAATACAGCCGGATCCCATTCGGCCAGCACAATGCTCATGCGCACTACCAGCAATAGGGCAGCCACCAAGTCATCGTGTTGTCCTTCTTTGGCACCAAAACTGGTGCCTTTGGCAATATAGGTTTTAAGCTCACTTATCATGGGTCTGCTGTTCAACAGCATTTTTTCTTCTTCCACAAGAAATTTTACCTTGGCACATGTGGCAATCTTGGTGCCAAAAGTGGTGTTGAATCCTTTGCGGAATTTTTTAACATGTCCCTTGCGTCCTGGCTCGCTCATGAACATGCCAGGAAAAGTTTCTTCGCCAAGATTTTCAATAACTACTAAAGCACTTTCGCCCACAGTGTTGTTTTCCACACTCCAATAGATCTGATTGAAGCTTTCCCCACCCAGCTCATCTGCTATATATTTCAGTATGTCGCGCAAGATTTTGACCTGTTGCTGTATGGGTGTTATGTTGTGTTGCCATTCTGCCACTTGCACCATGGTCGGCATTTCAAACACTTGTATTGCTCCATAGTCACCGCCAGTACCCAAACTGGGATCTAAGGCCACAAGGTATATCTTGCCTGGTTGAGGTTTGCGCCACCATCGCACTTGACCCATTTTCCACACGGGCTCTCTGCCCACCATGTCTACCAGCTTGATGCTACTGATGAGAGTTTCATCATAGATAAGAAATTCACAACCATACTCTCTACGAAATCGTTCAATGCCAATTCTGCCTTCTTCAACTGTTTTCCAAGCATCATCTCGATCCGGGTGCTCGTACCATTCAGCTCTGAATCCATGAAAGCCATTGCGGCCTTTTCCGTCTGTGCGCTCATTGCCGTGTGCATCAAACTTGTCTTGACTTTCTTTCCAGATAATGGCAAATTCGTCTTCATCACTGTTGGGTGTTGAGGTAATGATAGCCCTGCCACCAGTTGCTAGTGTTGGCGATATCGATGTCCAAAATTCAGTAGCGATGTTAGGTTGTACGAAAGCAAACTCATCGCAATAGAGTAAGGATATGGACATGCCACGACCGGTGTTACCAGTAGTAGTAGCTGATACAATTCTTGATCCGTTGTCAAATTCAATACTCCCTTTGTTGTAATTGACCACACCACTGCGTATGTAGTCGGGACACAATTCATAGCCGTAGCGTATGCGTTGCATTATTTCCTGACTACCAGTATACTTGTGCGCGGCCACAAGTATAGTTTGATCAGGGTGGAACATGGCAAACCACAGTAAGTAGGCACTGGCACATGTGGTCTTACCACTTTGCCTAGGCAACATATTGATGTTGAATCTATGATCATGATAGGCCTGTAACAGCCTCACTTGATAATCATATGGCTCAAACTTCATTTTGCCCTTGACTGGGTGCTGTATAAAGAAAAAATTCTTAGCAAAATGCAAATATCCATCCGTGGGAGTCATGCATTGCAACAAGTTATCCACTTGCTGTTCAGTGAATTTTTCTTTGGTATGCGCTTTTTTTGTTAGAACGCCGTCGAGACTCTTGGCCATATAGTATTTACTTAAAAAAATAGCTCCCGGAGGAGCTATTTGGCACCTTGGGCAGGGTGCTAACTGCGACGAAATTTTTATGCGCCAAAATTGCTGTTGGAAGTGTAACTCATTGGATTTTTCATGGTGCCGCCCAGGGGATTTTCTTGTCCTACATAGTCAACTTTAGGATCAGATACTGCGGGTTTAGGTGCCGATGTGCTTGCTGCTTTAACTGCAAAAGTGCCGCACCATTTGAATTTTTTTAATTTTTGTTTTACTGCTTGGGCATATGCCTGTTTGAAAGTGGGTGCTTCAATTGTGGGGATTTCAGGAGAAGGAGCAGTCTGTGTCACTGGCAAGGGCTGACCCGTGTTCATTGTGATATCATCTGGCACCATGTCCATGGGGTCTTCTGATATCTTTTCAAGTTTGTTGACTAAAGTTCTGTATTCTTGAGCATTCATGATTTATCCTTGTATTTGTTAAATTTGTCTCTGACCTTGTCCAAATCTTTGCCTTCGCGACCTGCTTTGGCTAAAGCTGTCATACCTTTTTTACCGTACTTCTCATAGCCTTTGGCTGCACGACTCATGGTGCGGTCAGCTTCGTTAACTTTCTTTTCAGGCTCACCTAATCGTTTACGCAATGTTTTTCCTAGTTCGCCCTTTGGTGTTGGTTTTGATTTACTACCAGCTGGCTCTTCTCTATCGCCGTCGTATTGAGATTTATCAAACGGTGTTGGCTTTGCGGCTTCTTTGATTTCTTGATACATGCGTGACAAACGGGCTTCCAGGGATTCCTTATAGGGATTGCCGCCACCGTGTTTTTTATGCGGTTCTTTGGCACTGCCTTTGTGCATGTCATCTCCATGGTGAGTTATGCTGTCTATGCCAAATGTAGTCGCTCCGTCATGACCATGCTGACTATTTTCATAACCGTCGTACATTTGTTTTTCTTCTGCACCAAACAGCATGTCCTGCATGCGGTCATCCTGATCATGGTCAGACGATTGCTCAATATCTTTCAAGATGTTCATTAGATCTCTAACACCACCTGTGCCTTGCCCATTGAGGTTCACGCTCATCGTTACATTGTCTTGCTGGTGCGGTGCCTCAGAATGACCCATCATTGCTCCCATGGGACTTCCGATTATGATGCCTTCTTGATCGGCCGGTGCATCAGTGTGAGTAGGAGCCACAGGAGCGCCTTCTTCTATCGCTGTCATCTTGGCTATTAATTCTTTCAAATTCATTGTCTTGCTCCCATGGCTGGTGCGACTTTGTATTGTTGTCGATTAGGCACCGGACTGTGGCTGGCCTTCTTTTGTGCAATAGGCTGTTGAGCTTGTGTTTTGTTCATGCCAGTTGTAGGAAACAGTTGTTTATTGATGTTATCAATTTCGTGACCTGTTTTCTTTTCGCTAGCAAGTTCTTTGAGGAAATTCATCACATATTTTTCACCATACAGATGTGAATTATCACTGGGCTCGTAATCTGTGCCAATCATGGCAGTAGAAGTGGCATGGTCATGTGCATGGTTAATTGCATGCTCACGCTCGTCTGCTGGACTCACTACGGCTATGGAGCCATGTGATATGCCCAAAGCTTCTGATACTTTGTCACGAATCATGAGACTGGTTGTTGGATAATGTACACAAACATCAAACACAGTCATGGGCTGATTTTTTTGCTCTGGAAAATCTTGGTAATGTTCTTGTATGGGCATGCTCTTGCCAGCACTACAACTTTCTAGCTTGTAGGTGCCAAGTGCTGATTCGATTTGTTTTTTACAATCTTTGGGGCAAGTGCCACAGATCTTGATCTTGAACTCGTAGACTTTGGTGCTTTCGGTAAGATATTGTTTGAATGATTTCATATGCGGTCCTGGTGTAGTATTTATTTAATTTGCTTGAGTTTTTCTAACAGGCTGTTCCTATCTGTGATAATCACGCCATCCCCCTGCAAGGTCACACTGTCGTCTGTGTTTGCATCCTGATCAATTTTTTGTTTTTTCAGCTGTAGATCAATCATTTTTAGTTTTTTATCCAGTTTGGCTGTTTTGGCTTGGATAGCATGACCCAGCATACTGGCCGCAACTTCAAACAATCTACCACTGTATCTAGCTTCAACATTCATGCCCAGATCCATGATATCCTCATATGCATCTTTGGCTTTTTGCGCCAATTCATCCAGCTCGCCATCACCCACATCACCCAATCCTGTGACCTGGGGCAATGCTGCACTGATTTTGTCAAACTCCGTGATGTCTCTCAAAAGAGGCGCTGCAACTTCTCGAGCTTGAATTTTTTCTTCATGCTTCATAATTTTTTTGCTTTCAGGCAGGTTTAAAATCTCTTCTAATTTTTTGGTCATACTATTACTTATGCTCAGGTTTGACTGAATATATCATTTTCGTTTAGTATCCTAAACTTCAAGCCCTGTTGTTTGCACCACAAGGTAGCAGCTGCCCATTTGGCTTGATTTTTTACAAACTGTGCTTGATTGTATTTGTTCTTGCCCACACGCTCTAAAATGCTTTGACTGGCTGGTTTTATCTCAATCAATTCCACAATCATCTTGTTGTTTTTGTCAACATACTGAATGAAAAAATCTGGCACATACACTGTTTGTTTCTGGGTAAGTGGATCTCTGTAAGGTATCTGTACAGCTTCACTGGCCCATTTGGTCACGCTGCGATTTGTATCGCAAAAATTCATGAATGTAAGTTCCCAACTGCTGCGATAAGTGGGTGTCTTGGTGCCCACATACTTGTCAGGGTGCTTCATATTGAATTTGCCTCGAGCGAACTTGGCCATGTAAAATTATACCAATATGTTGCGACTTTCGTAATCGCTTGTGCTGGGCGCTGTTTTGTAGCCTAAAAAACTGGTACTTTCCCTGTAGGTGTTTAGAACCTGTACCACCACATGACTCAACTGAGTATCCGTGAGATTTTTAAATGTTTCCAACAGTGTGAACACGCTCACTTGTTCAGTCCTGGCTTGATTTAATACCACGATGCTGACACTTCTGGCACTGGTGGTATCAAATCCTCTCTTTTGGAAAAAACCCACAGTTGCATCAATTTCTGCCGCTGGAAAAGTAACAGTATTGACAAAATAGTTGTCAAAGAATGTTTTGACCGGAGTGACACCGCTGTACTGAGCTTGAGGTAAATTACTTGCCATTTTTATCCATAAAAATCATTTAGGTCGTTGCTGGTGCCAAAGCCACTAGCGGCAGCACTTAAATTGTCACCTCCATATGGATCAGGATTGTTAAACAAGTTATCTGGATCCACTTCTTTCAGTAAAGCTGCATCGGCCTTAATCTGCTCTGCAGCTGGGTCAGCAAATGGGTTGGGGATGCCCCCTGGAAACACCGCATCAACAACACCACTCACTGCATCACCTATACCAGATGCAACACTGCCTATTACATTGCCAATGCCACTGGCAATGCCACTGATTCCGCCAAGGCTGCCGATCAACTGAGATCCTGCACTAAAGGCTGCTACTCCTAAACCAATACCACCTATGGTGTTTAGTATTGCGCTATTGGGAGTTCCATTATTGCTGTTGTTTTCATAATTTTGTGCAGTTTGCAGTGCATTGTCTAAAATACCCGGTGCAAGAGCTCCGGTATCAATGCCAGTTGCAAAACTGGGCATGCTCACTGCGGGATCTGGATTAGGTCCTACCAAGGGGCTAGGGTAAAGGTCATAGTGACTGTTACCAAACCCTTCAGGTATGCCGTTGCGTACTAGCCCTTGACCATATACCACAGCTTCATACTGCAATTTCATGTCAAGATCTTTTGGCTGAGTGCCAGCATAATCCACACGGTTGTGACTCCAAGCTATCACAATGGGATTGATCAATCTGTAGCTGGCATACTCATGTCTGGCCATCTGGTATATGGTGATACTGGTAAAAAATGGTCGTGTGCTGCTGTTGTCAAAACCGTAAGGGGTGGTTATGAAATTGCCATTCTTGGTAGCATTCCTGGCATATGCGCCTTGATTTTTTGCACTAGTGCTGTCAGCAAAGTAATAACTGTAGTAATTTTGCCACAGCTGATTGACCAGGTTCATGTTGTCGTCGTGAAACTTCATGCCAATTTCATTGAAGTCATGACCATACTGCACTACCTTTTTTCTATTGTACTGATTCAATATTTCATTCTTTATCCTAAATCCAGGCAAATCGCAGCTTTTAACCAGCATGTTGATTTCCTGACCATATTTTTGTACTAGGTCTGTGGACTTTAAAGCCGCGGTGTTTATGGCAAAACTAACATGGAATAAAAATGCACTCTTGGGTGCCAGTCTAAACTGATCCACATTGAACAGCTTGGCAGCATGCTGTTGATCCCGCATGACCACCTGTTGACCATTTAGTTGATCAACTGGATTGAGTTTCAAATTTGAATTGGATGAGAAGGCCATGCTAATATTTAGCGTTATGAATTAAGTGAGCACTTTATGACCAGTCATTAAAAAAGCCACTCAGTGGCTTTTTAAATCAGGAACCTATGGCGTTCTGACCACCTGGAAATACTATGTTGGGAGTGGCTGAGCCAATTTTGCCGCCAGTTGTTTGAGCAGCATTGTCATAGCGAATGGTAAGATCAATCATTGCTGGGCCTTGTTCCTTGTAGTCCAAATTCTGCCAATTGGTTTTTTCCAAGTAGCAACCGTATATTTCCCATGCTTCCAGTACAGTGGGTGAATTGTTGGCATTGCCACCATCCAGCATTTCAATTCTCATAGTAAACTTGTAGTCACCTGCGCTGGCCGCTGAGCTTTGTTCAAAAAAGTCAAACTGTCTTTGATTTTGTTCACCAACCAGCTTGGTCACATTGCCATTTACATCGTCGCGCAGCTTCACAGTGATATTTTCCCATGTGTATTTGCCAGCATAATTGATTTTGCTGTTGTAGATCTCAATCACTTGATTGGTAAAGCCCAACACAGGGCGGGTTATGTCACTTACCTGTTTGGTCAGTTCAGTTGTGCTGCCGCTGGCGCCAAAGTTTTCAAAGTTCACTCTAAAGCGATACTTCAACTTGGGCATCAGCATGCCTTGACTGGCTGCACTTTGGTCAGATGCAAGTGGTACTGTAAAATTTGATAAAGCTGCGATTGCCATGGTGATCTCCTAATTATTTGCCCAATAGTTTGATGCCGCCGGTCTTCTCAAGGCGCATTGGAATATAGATAAACTCCACTGCCTTGACTGGTTCAATGGCAATGTCAACCCATAATTCGCTTCTGTCTATACGAGCTGGCGTGTTGTTGCTGGTGTCACATACCACGAGATAATCATACAGTGCTCGCTGTCCTGTCAATTCTAACAGCAGTTTTTCCACTGACTGTTTGATCTCATTTCTGGTAATTTGATCATTGGGTTCAAAGATGAATGGTTTTGCCAACTGATTCAACTGATGGCGTAGATAAATTACCAAACGGGCTACATTTATTCTATCCAAACTGCTGGCAATCAATTGTCTTGTGTATTGTCCATAAGCTACTAGTCCTGTGCCAGCCAAATATGTGATTGGATTCACATGATTGATGGCTAAGGTGTCTCTTTGACCCTGATTTAAAGATACAGGAACAAATTCACCTATGCTACTGACATAGCCCACAGAAGCTGCATTGGTTACTCCGCCGCGTCGCACGCCAGCTGGAGCAAACCACACATAGCTCACATTGTCGCTGAGTGCAATTGTGCGCAACATGATGTGACTGGGTGGTACCACAATGTTGTTGCCCAATAGATCTGTGGTATATGCCCATGGATAGTAAACCGCTGCATATGCATTGGTTGCAATTAGTCCAGTGTCACCGTCTTCAGCAGCACCTGCTGCGTTGGTTGCCCAGTTGCTTAGACTTGTGGCATCTGGTGCCAAGCGGGCTGGTGTGTCGGCTACTATGAATGCTGATTCGCCACGGTCTGTATTGAGCGCAATCAAATCACTCAGTGTTTCTAAGTAGCCTGGGCAACTGATCAAGTTGAATCCACGACCGTCTGTGTCTCTAATCTGTTGATTGCCTTCAATCAAGGCTTTCACTGCCTGCAATACCACAGCTCTTTGCGATTTTCTACCAAATTGTCCCACGCCTTGAGTTGTGTTGGCTGCTTGGCTTACCCATGCATTGGGATAGTACATGCTTTGGCTTTCGTTGGCCAGACGCACATTGTATGAAGTGGTATCTACATAATTTACCACAAATTTCTTCACATTGAATCCGCTTCTGCGGGTGTTCCACAACAGAGTTCCTCTGGGATACAGTGCGGGATCTGGACAGTCAACATCAACATAGTCACTAGCTAACAATTTGGTGATTGGTTCAACATATTTAAAATCATCAGTGGAATCACCGGACCATCTAGCATCATGGAATATGATACCGTTAGTGGTGGTGTGATCAGTGACATCAATTGCAATCCATTTCTTGGTATATCCATTCCAACGACTGATGGCTGGGAACATTTCTAAATTGCTGGTGTTGATCCATAAATCGCCATGTACCAATGTGGTGTTGTCACTTTGCTGGGTTGGTGCGGTGGCTGAAATTAAAGGACCATTCGGGTCAGTACTCAGCGTGGAGTCCGCATTGTAATAGGGACTTGGATGTCCAACGCTGTGTCCACTAACTCCGCTGTATTGATAACCCACCCATGCATATCCATTGTGAACCAGGATGTCGGCATCAATATTGGTGTCATACCACAATGTGCCATCAGCTGGAGTAGTATTAGGTGCATCATTTTGTGCAAAGAACAGTGTACTCTTGTTGGCAGGTTGCCACAATGATATGTTGTATTCCAATTGAGGATTAAGAGATGTGCCATCATACACATTGGATTGGTCGCCAAACAGTTGGCTGATTGCACCGTGCATTCCTGGATAGGTCACATCTATAAGGTAAATGTCACCACCTATAGCATGTGTTAACACAACACTGTTGGTTGCAGTTAAGGAAGCACTAATATTGCTGTTGGTCAGTGCAGTATTGATAGCTACTACAAAAACAGTGGCATCAGTTGTGGCGGCAGTGGCTACAACACTCACTGTTGTACTAGCCGTAAGTGCTGATGCGCCAGCTGTGCTTTCTTGCACTGTGAATGTGTAAGTGCCTGCGTTAAGTGTGCTGGCTGTTACTGGTACACTGTTAGCGGTTGTTGGCCCAACTGCCGCACGAGTCTTTATTGAGAATACTGTGTTAGTGGTATTAAAATCCACATATGTGCTGTTGAGGCTGAGATTGATGCCGCCGCCAGCTGGATCCAAAGCAGCATTGGCTGCTGCACCCGAGCTGTAAAGATTGACTGTTTGGCGATTAAATGACTGTGTGGCTGAAGTGTATTTTTTAATTACCCAGCTTGCACCAAGATTAACACTGGTGGTTTTGATCCATAAACTGCCGGTTGGTGCAGACGCATAAATAGGCACCTGGGTATGAGAGCTTAGTGTCAACTGCGGAGCATAGTAGGTGCCAGGTATCACACCCAATTTGTGCCATGATTCAACAAGTGAAAAACTGGTGTAACCAGTCAGTGTCACACTGGTGTAGCCTGGTGAGCCGTCTAGATAAAGCCGTATGAGACCGTTGTTATTGCTAGCCTCTATGTGTCCGTTAAACTGAGCATTTATGGCCGCGACCACATTGTCAGCTGATGAAACACCCACTATCTTATAACCATTAATGGTATATATGTCAGCTATATCACCGGCATGCACAAATGACTTTGGGCTGCCAGATGACCCAATAGTGGCTGGACTGGGGTTGGTTACATTGTATACTGACTGTATCTGTCCGCCCAATAAGAACGAAAGGTCATTGGTTGGTGAGCTGCCTCCCAGTGCAATACCTGAAATGGTTATTTGATCACCGCTGAAATATCCTGTGCCTGGAGTGGTCATTGTGATAATAACATTGGTACCAACCAGGTAGGTGCTTGGGGCTGTACCATTAACTGTGATACTGAACACTGCACCTGTACCGCTACCAGTTGTGGCAGATTGAGCTAGGCCAGTGTGGGTGCCATTGGGAGCCTTGGCATTTGCGATGCCGCCAGGCTGACCATATGTGGTGCTGGCGGTGAGAACTCCAACACTGCCTGCAACTCCAGTGCCAAGAGTAAAATTATCCGCCCCGTCTGTGAAGGCCATGCCAGTTGTCAAACTACCGCCCACTATTGAACGCAAAGTTATTGTGCCACTGGCTACATAGCCCACAACAGTGATATCACCCGTTGCATTAATTGGTGAGCCATAACCAGTCACTGTGGTCACGGCTGACACTGCTGGCCAACTCATTGTCCAAGCATTACTGCCTACCTCTACCCATGTGCCGGCATTACTAGGAGTGCCTGATCCAGCTGTGTTGTATTTTTTCATCCACAGCTGACTGCTATTGTTGCCATCGGTTCCTTGTACTGCCACGATAGCATAGTCGCCTAGCATGCCATAACTGGGCAGTGGAGCTAATGTGGAGCGATTATAAGTGGAGTCAGAGCCCTGAATTCGATGCACTGTTTGCACACTGAATGCTTGATTGCCGGCAACACTTGCACTGCCACCTTGCCATTCAAACACACCAAATGCAGAGTCCGCTATGTCCCACCACAATGTGCCATCTGCTGGATAACCGTGTGGGATCTGTGCTGATCCTATCAGCTGCCTTGTGTTGATGTCAGCGCGAACCACATAGGCTCTATTACTCACACCTAAAAAGCTGTAGGCAGCCTGTAATCCATATTCGTTCAATTCGCCACCATGGACTGGATTGTTGCTGGCATCAGTTTGAAAATATGGAATACCAAAAGTAGCCCCTAGATCCGATTGACTGGTCAACAGGTACACAGTGCCTGCATTTGCTTTAAGTGTGCCTTTGGCAATGCCAGTTTTGGCACTGTTCAATTTGCTTTCTTCCGATGCTACAATGATGAGAGGGACTGTGCCTGGTGCGGCAGGAGTGTAAAAACTCTCGTCGATTACTGTTACGCTTACGCCTGGTGAACTTAGTTGAGCCATTGTGTTATCTCCATGATTACATGTTCTTGTATGTATTTATGGCAATTTGAATAAATGAGCTGAATATGACCTCGACGAAAAGGTCGCAAAAAGGCCTGGCTTGCTTAAATATCATATGAGACCTTTGTGTAAATGCGGTATGAGACCGCGAGCCATCAACTACAAAAAATCTGACCAAGTTTTCTATAGAGGCGCATGTAACATTTGCCTAAAACATGGGGCTGATCATGGCATACCTAGATGGATGCGTATGGGTTACATTTGCAAATCCAGTTGTGACAAATGTGGTTACAAAAGCAGTCACCCCGAAGTGTTCACCGTATTTCACGTGGATGGTGATCTCAATAACTGTAGAAATGCCAATCTAAAAACTGTGTGTGCCAATTGCTCAAAAATTCTGCACAAGGATGGGATCAAATGGCGGCAAGGTGACTTGGTTCCAGATTTATAAGGCTGTGTATTTGATTGTAAAGGTCGTCTATGGTTTCGTTGTTGTCCAGCACATGATCAAATTCAGTGCCCACCCATGCAGTTTCGCTGGCGTGAATGCCATAGCTTGATAATTTTTCCATAAACATTTCTACGCCTTGATTTGCATAGTGTGCCACTTGATACCATTCAGGCTCTGAACCGCGCACCACACGAATAACAATTCCGCCAGCATTTCTAATTGACTTGATTTCGTTGGGAAAGCGGCAGTCGCTGATCACAATGTCATCAGTGCTGTTACGCAGTTTGTTTTCCAAGCTGGCAATCCAGATATCGTCGTGAAATGCCTTGCGACATACTTCAGTTCCCCAGTATTGCAACACCCAGCGCGGAGTCAACTGCGGCATGCTCAAGCGTTCCGCCCACCATGGATCCACTTGTTCACGCCATTCTCGAGCACTTTTTGTGCGCCCTTCCAGCATGGTTCGGTCCCAGCCAAACACGCCAGACACCGCATCTTTTAAGCTATTAGCAAAACTTTCTCGTCTGTATCCATGGAAATTTGTTAGATAGTCCGCAATGGTGTCTTTGCCCGAACCAATAAACCCGCATATGCCAATAATCATAAGAAACCCCGTAAAGTACTGTCAGTATATAACAGTTTCTATACAGAATCAAGAAGTTTATTAGCCGATTACAAAAGTCAATCCGTTTCCGCCTGCCATGCTTAGTTCAATTTCTTTGTCCAACTTTTCAAACATGTCTTTGGCTTCGGTTTTCAATGCAGCGCCGTTCAATTGCATGCCACCACTGCCCGGGCCGGCAATGCTAGCAAATTTGCTTCTAGCCTCACCCAGCATTTCCTTGCAAGTTGCCAGTGTGTAATCCTTGAGCCATTGTTTGGCATAAATGTCCTGCAACAGCACCCAGTCCGGGCGGAAGTTGTAGCTGCGAACCAAGATTTGTTCTCCTTGAGCAAACGGGCGCTGGAGAATTGTTAAGATATGGCTGGTGGGTTTCCACGCATATTCAATATAACTACCAAACATGCGTCCCACTAGTTTTTGATAGCCAGCGAAAAAGTCATATGTGGCCAAACCGCCCATCATGCTGCCACTCATGAGATAGGTATTTGTGTATGCTAGATTAAACGGTTCAAATAAAGTACCGCCCGCACCAATACCACTTCTTGAGCCAATAGCTCTACGAAATACCTCACGCACTGTGATAACTTCATCAGGTAATCTGTATTCATTTTGATCCTGTACTAGTTCTAGGAACAAGTAACTTTCTTCCACGCTGTTGGGACTGCGCTGTCTGTACCTATTGAGAGCTCTATTCAATGCTTCTTCATAGTGTTTAGGATCCAGCTCAACTTCTACCATACCATCGCCCAGCATGAGCTTCACATAGTCGAAAACTTTGTTACGCTCAATGGTGCTGTTGGATTGGGTACTGGGTGCTTGATCTTCAGCCATAAATTAGTTCCTCTTACATATTTAGCTATCGATAAATATCATATGCCACGCTTATCTCTCTACAAACCGGAAAAAGGCAACGACTATAAATTCATAGATCGACAGGCCAGCGAGATGTTCCAAGTTGGGGGCACTGATGTGTACCTACACAAATACCTTGGAGCCAACACCCAGCAGGCCAATGCCTCAGCTGATCAGCCTAATTATGCCTCTACGGCAGTGACAAACATACAGGATCTTTTGTTTTTAGAAAATCGTGATAGAAGCTACGATACGGAAATCTACAGAATTAGAGGCATGTACAATGTGCAAAACATTGACTTCAATCTCAGTCAGTTTGGATTATTCATTGACAATGACACCCTGTACATGACTGTGCATATCAACAATTTTATCTCCTACATTGGCCGTAAACCCATCAGTGGCGATGTGATAGAGTTGCCGCATCTGAGGGACGACTTTGCCCTCAACGACAAAGATTTTTCTTTGCCTCGATATTATGTGATAGAAGATGTGGGTCGTGCTTCTGAAGGATTTTCAGTAACTTGGTATCCCCACTTGTATAGACTTAAACTTAAACGGGTCACGGACAGTCAACAATTTGCCAGCATCTTTGGTCAGGCCGCTAAGGACGCTAATGGAGACCCAGCTGGTGGCGGAACTACTTTGAAAGATCTACTCAGCACCTATAATAAAGAAATTGCAATTAACCAACAGTTGATTGCGCAGGCTGAAAGTGATGCCCCCAAAAGTGGCTATGAAACTCGGCAGTTTTACACCCTGGCAGTGGATCCTACTAATGGCGAGCCTTTGCTGGAAACCGCAGACGAAGTGAATATAGATGCAAGCAGCAACAGAAATGCATCCACTGAAAATGCAGTGGCCCAAAGAAGCGGATACACAGGTTATTTGCTAGGTGATGGATTTCCCGTTAATGGTTATGACTTTGGTTTCGGCATACAGTTTCCCGCTAGCCCACAAAATAATGATTATTTTTTACGATCCGATTTTCTTCCCAACCGGCTGTTTCGTTACAGTTCAGGTCAAAATGCATGGGTGGCAGTAGAGGACAGTCTGAGAATGAACATGACCAATAACAATTCAAGAAGCACACTAAAAACTGGATTTATCAACAACAATAACTGGACCTATGTGGACCCAGAGGTTAGTGCATCTAAAAATCTCACAGCGGGTGACAGTGTGATTTACACTGATATTGATTATCATGCATTTCATTCACAGCCCTATGTGGTGCTCAAGATCGACAGCATTATAGTGGATTATGTTCAGTCGGAATATCCTGGATTGATAACAAGCTTCAGTTATACCAACACCCTTAGTGGGGCCACTTATCAAGCCATAAAAATTACCCTACCAATAATTAACTCAATACAACAAACGGTACCTTACACAGGTCAATACTTCATTGAACTGCACAGCACACGAGAAGCTCAGCGCCAGTCCATAAGTAAAGTGCTGAAACCAAGGGCAGATCTATAATGCAGTTCTTCTACGATGGTCAAATAAGACGCTACATATTGCAAACCATAAGAGCCATGAGCGATTTTGTGGTCAAGTACGGTGACGGCACTATGCATCAAGTGCCATGCATGTACGGCGATGCTGACCGTCAAGTGGCCAGTATTATTAGACAAAATAGCGAAAACATTGTGAACAGTGTGCCGCGTATCAGTATCTATGTGACCAGTCTTGCTTTAGATAGAGACAGATTGGCAGATCAAACCTTTATCAGCAAGGTGCCCATTAGGGAGCGCGACACTGAGATTGACAACACTCCCGGCAGTCCCACATTTGGACAAGTGATATACACTCAAGGTCAAGGCAAAAACTACACCATAGAACGACTTATGCCTACGCCATTTGATCTCAAACTCAAGATGGACATATGGAGCAGCAGCACCGAACAAAAACTGCAAATTCTCGAGCAGATCTTGGTGTTGTTCAATCCCAGCCTGGAATTGCAAACCAGCGACAACTATCTGGATTGGACCAGTCTATCAGTGTTGAATCTCACTGATATCAACTGGAGTAGCAGACAGGTGCCAGTGGGCAACGACACGCCCGTGGACATTGCCACGCTCACACTGCAAACCCCCATATGGATCAATCCACCAGTCAAGGTCAAACGCCTTGGAGTTATCACCAAGATAGCGGCTGGCATCAACAACAATATGTCTGCCAGTGGGACCTATATAGCAGGACTAGGGCAGGATCCCATAGGTGAAACTGTAAGCGTTAGCTCGTTGTTGGCACAGGATCTCATAACAGTGGGCGGTTACAGACTGCAAGTGCAGGGCAATCATGCCATACTATTGGGTCCCCATGAAAGCGTGATACCGCCCGCACCAACACTGAATATTTCCATCAGGCAAGGCGTGGCTATTTCTTGGGCACAAATATTTGATCAGTATCCAGGCAAATACATTGCTGGCAGTACCCAGCTGTTTCTTACACAGTCTAACGGTGTCAAGATAGTGGGTACTGTGGCTATCAACAGCCTGGACCCCACAATTCTGGTGGTTAATTGGAATCCAGACACCTTGGTGCGCAACACCGGTATCGATAGTTTGGGCTTTATAGAATATCGTGACGCAGATTATAACGCAGCTATCAGTTACAGACCCAATAGCCCTGGCACCTTTGATGCAATCATTAATCCTCAAAGCTACAATCCACACAGACCTACTGGAAGAGAACAGTCAGATCAAAGTCTCACGGTGGGTTTGAGATTCCTGCTGGTTGAAGACATAGGTGCTGTCATAAATTCTTTTGACGGCGCCGAGGCGTGGGAAGGCCTAGCACAACAAGAACTAATTGCACATGCCAACGACATCATTGAATGGACTGGCACCATGTGGCAGGTGATATTTACAGCCAGTCATAACCACGACACCATGATATGGCAAACAAATATATACACTGGAGTGCAGTACCTGTGGAACGGGGTACAGTGGCACAAGAGCTTTGAAGGTGAATATGGTGCAAGTCAATGGAAAATAGTATTGTAAAAGATCAAATAGTGTGTAGTGGCGCACTATTTTATGCCAAGCGCACTGGCAGATTTTTGCTTTTACAAAAAGCACAAGGCAAGCATGAGGGCACTTGGGGCTTGGTTGGTGGCACAAATATGGCTGGAGAAACTCCGTGGCAAGGATTACAAAGAGAGGTTGCTGAGGAAATTGGTCAGCATCCAGCCATAATCAAGACCCTGCCGTTAGAAACATTTGTGAGCAACGACAAAGTATTCAATTTTCATACCTACATGTGTGTGGTACAAGATGAATTTGTACCTGCTCTCAGTAGCGAACACATGGCTTGGGCTTGGGCTGTGATTGATCGGGCACCCAAACCCTTGCATCAAGGCTTACGCAACAGTTTTGGTAGCAAGATCATACGAGTCAAACTACAAACTGTGTTTGATTTGATTGATCTAATGTAGGGTGTTGCGCTTGACATCTTCAATGTCAAGATCATTTCCTGTTAGACGATATTCTGATTGCAACACTTCAAGATCTTCATCGCCTAGCCCTTCTGTAACACCTTCTGGTTCCCACACCGCTGGCACAGCGTCATCATGATTGGGTACTTCAACATCAAATGCCATGAAGCGCACATAATGAAACAGAAATGCTTCAAGTTCTTCCAAATCATTTTGTGGTAATTCTAAGAAGCCTTTGCTGTAGGCAAATTCTTTCACAGTTTGAGTTTCAACTGCAATGCGGATTTCAGGGTACCACCATGTGTGCTCCGTGCCACCGTTATAACTGATGTGTACACCGAATGTACTCAACAATGCCGGGTCTTCAGTTTTTTCTTCCGGCCCCCACCATTCTGCTGTCCAAGCCGTGCTGGGTGCTTGCTCTTGCATGCCCTCAAAATCCTTGTCCGGGCCTTGCTGGGTAATTTCAATAAATTCTTCGTTGGAAAACTCGTCTAATTCTTTGGTCATTGGCGACTCCTTGTTGTGTTATTTAAACATACTTTGTTAATCCGTGCAAGAGAACTGAGCTGAACAAATATGTATACAGCAAATTGGCTAAATAATAGCAATAGCGGAGATCTTCAATGGCCAACCAAACAGCGCAAGGCGTCAGCACAAACAACATTTTAACCCCAGGTTATCCCTTGGTTGGTGGCGACACACCAGGCACAAACCTCACAATTCGTTCAACCAACAACCCAAACAAAGGCACTGTACTCATTGACGAATACACAGCCAGTTATGGTTCTAATAGTGGCGCACTTCAAACCTTGGGTGGCATAGGAGCACAACACAATGTAAGCGTGGGCGGCGCTCTGTACAATTTGCCCTATGGCTACAGTGTTACCAATGTGATCAGTCCACAGGGTGGTGGTGGTTATTATCCAGGATTCAGCCAAATAGTGCCAATCCTGAACACCAGTGTGAGCAGTCAAACAGCCACAATCACATTTCCCACCCAGACGCTGCAAAACACATTCAGTGCCACTACTTCAATTTTAACCAGTGTTCAGTATGGCACACTGACAGCCAACAATACCACTGGTGCATTTACCATCGGTACAGCACAATCAGCTGGCTTTTTTATTGTAGGGCAGATTATAACCATCACTGGCACACCAAACACTGCTGTGATTACAGGCTATTCGCCTGGTAGTAGTTATGTTATCAGCGTTACCAACGGCACCAGCACATTTACACTGCAAAATCCAGGTTACACACCCATTACCACAGTGGCCACAGCAGTAACTGGATTAACTTTGACAGTGAATGGATACAATCAACTGAGTGTGGTGAACAACAGCGGTCTATTTTTCCTTACCACCACTAATTTGCCACAAAACACCTTTAGCGTGGGTCAAATTGTTACCATAACTGGATCCATAAGTGCTTCAACCATAGTGAATGGCGGCGTATTAAAAGCCTCACTAGCACCATCAGCGGTACTGTCGGATGGTTCAACCAATTTGTTCAGCATCAATGCCACCAGTGTGATCACGCTGGCGACTCCTGCCAGCATACCTTTGTTCATTGGCCAACAGGTAAAAATAACTGGCTCATTTAGTTCAGGCAGTATCACTGGCTATAGCACTGGCAATGTGTATTTTGTGATTGCAACTAACAGTACCAATCAATTCACAATCAGCTCAACCGTGGGTGGCGCCGCAGTTGGTTCAACAGCCAGTACAGGTAATGTTACTGGTGTAACTATAAATTATGGCAATGTGTTCACCCTAGCCACAGCTTACGGTACCAATTTGCTCACTGTAGGGCAGGCTATAACGCTTACTAATGCCTTAAGCACGGGTGTGCTCAACGCTTCTTCAACCACTACCAGCGCCTATGGTTCGGGACCAACCACATTCTTTATAGCGGCCACGAACGGAACCACTCAGTTCAGTTTGGCCGCTAGCGCAGGTGGCATAATCCTGGCATCCAATGCCAGCACAGGACAATTTACCAGTGCTGCTCCAAACATCACATTGAATCACATTAACGGTTATACCACTGGAAACAACTATGTGATCGCTAGCACCAGTAGTGGATCTTATGCTAATGCCAGTCCGTTAACATCTCCTGGCATTTTGCTCACTTTGCTAAACACTTCAGGTGGCAGTTTGGTCACTACCAGTGCACCGGGTGCCAATCTAACAGCTGACACCAGCGGTACCACATATGGTGTATTGGTGGCTGGCAACGGCGGAGCATTTACCCTTGGTGTATCCCAATCAGCTGGTACATTTCAAGTGGGCATGACAATTACTATATCGGGTACACAGGGCACCACTCAAAGCGGTAGCATTGTGAATTACACTGACGGCAACATCTACACCATTGTGGCCACCAACGGCACTAGCACATTCACGCTGTATCAAAACAATTTGCCAATTACCACCACATTGGGCGTGTTGAGTGGTGTGTTCAACACATTTACTGGCGCTGGCACTACCACTGTGACTGTGCAAACTTTCAATTCAGCATCTATTATTGCATCAGGCACGCCAATGATTATTGGTAATAACGGTTCAGCCATAAGTGGTAGCATGACCATAGGCGGTGTAACCATTGCTCTGAATCAAACATATTATATTGCCCAAACTGGTGTAGCATCTATACAGTTGTACAGCAGCGCAGCTGCTGCCATTGCTGGAACTGGTGCATTAACAGTGAGCAGTGGTACCACAACCAATGCGGTGTTTTACATTGGCGCAAACACCATATTGAAACTTAACACACAGTATGGCATTGTTACCGGTTTGACCCTCGCAACAACCTATGTGCCATTCCAATTGAGTCAACAGGTCACCGTGGCCGGCAATACAGGCGGATACAACGGTACCTATAACGTGGCCAGTGTTAGCACCAGCACTATCACAGTATTTCCAAGTTTGGGATCAGGCAGCACCAGTACCGGAGTTGTCACAACTGCTCAATACGCAGGAACAAATACTCCAAATATTGTTGTAACGGTGCCAGTGCTTACAGGCGGTGCCACAGCATCGGCCTTGCCACAAATGATAGGCCTAAATCTACAAACCACAGCCGCAAGCGGTTCTGGCTCTGTTGCCACACTCACATTTGCCACCCAAACTTATCCTCCATTCTATGTGGGTCAAGTGATCACAGTCAGCAACATTGTTCCTTTAGGCTATCAAGGCACATATGTAGTTACTAGTTGCAGTGTCACTCAAGTGACCTATGCCAACACAACTTCAGGTTCACAAACCGTGGTAGGTGTGATCAGTAGTCAAGGTGTACAACAAGTGGCCATAAACAATCCAGGCACTGGTTATCTCAGTCCACCATTGATAAACTTTCAGGATCCCAGTCCTATTGTGGCCCAGCTGTACACAGCCAGCTTGATTGTGGCCACAGGACAATATGTCAAAGCCATTCAAAGCACCACAGGCACTGGTGGTTCAGCCGCATTGATATTCTTCTATTATGTGTATTCAGGCGGCACAATGAATGCCACACAGCCCACATTGACCACCGGCTTTATTGTGAGTGGTACCAGTATACTGCTGTTCGTGGGAACCAATGCGCAGGCTTATGGAGTATTGGGCTACACCAGCATTTTGGCACAAGGATCTTTGGTTCAAATGGGTTGTATCAGCAATGGTGTGATTGTGGCCGTGGGCAGCAATTATACCAGTGCTCCTATAGTTACATTCAGCCAACCAGACATGCCAGGCGGACGCTTGCCATATGCCACAGTAACAGTGTCAGGCGGCGCAATAAATGGTTTTTATGTGGAAGATCCTGGTAGCGGTTATCTAAATGTACCAAAAATAACTTTGACCAACGTGGGTACAAACCAAGCAGGAAGTGGCGGCATAATAGCTGCTGTATTGGCCAACCCTGGTGAAAAAGCCATTGTGTCCAATATGCCAACCAGCTTCAACAACAACTACTATATAGATTTTGGACAAACTGGCAACAATGTTGTGTTTATCACAAATGGTACCACCACAGCCAACATTTACTTTGACTTTACCACGGCCACAAGCGGGGCGAACGGTGCAGGTGCCACACCATACGAACATGCTTTTCCTTTGGGCAGGCGCGTTGTGGTATGGTTTAAGAACATTGGAGGCGCAGCCTGTACAGTTACCTTTCAAAACTTGGCGGCTGCTAATAGCAATACTGGCGCCAACACAGCCACAGTGACCAATGGTCGTACTGGCAAATTTGAGTTTAATGTGCTAACAACTTCAAATCTACAAAGCAATTTGGCAAGTGCTCCTGGCGGTCATGCCAACGACGTGTTTGCCACTATTGTGTCAACATAACAATTGATGCAATATATCAAACCCGCTGAGGCGGGTTTTTTGTTGACGGAGAACCAGTGTACCGGCAAAATCACACAGCCACAAAAAAAGGATCTTGCGATCCTTTTTCTGTTTGTAGCTTGAGTATTACGCTTGAGCTTCTGTCCAACTAATGCGACTAAAGATTGGCTGACTGTTAGCAGCGCTCAAGTTAGTTGCAAAAATTGTTATACAGTCTGGACCGTCCGGAAATACACCGTCACCACCAAACACTGAGTTACCCAAGTCCTTGACAACCGTCAAGTCTGCACTTGTTGCTGTAAAGAATGTACCGCCTGAACTGTTAGCGTAGAACGCAATAACAATGTCACCACCAGTCACAATGTCGCTTGGATTGTGATAAATGATCTGGCTCAGTGAACCTGAACCAACCACGTTGGCAGTCCACAAGGCAGGAGTAAACACGTTGCTGTTGCAATTGTATTTGACTGTTACTAGGAACGAACCAGCGTTGTAAACGTCCATCTGATACAAGTTGGCTTGCATGCGCATGATAATATCGCGAATACCAAAGTTACGAGCAAAACCGTTCGACGCACTTGGTGATACACGCAGTGAAATCAATGGTGCTGTTTGGTTGGCTTGCAGTGTACTAGCTGTTTGCTTTGGAGTAGTAAACACATATGATTTGTCAGCATCAAAGCGTCCGTCCATGATTGCTGATACACCCCAGTGTTGAATACTCGGGGTCATCTGCTGTGTAGTATTCCATGCGTTGGCCACTGGGTTACCAGTGTTGTTGTATGGATAGTGTACACTGGCAGTTGATGTGCCACGGTTGATTGGTGTCACGCTTGGCAGCGCACCGCTCTGGCCGTTCAAGCAAATCTGATTTACATAAATGGTGTTACTGCCAATACCAGTGATCTTGGCTGGTACATAACCAAAAGCAGCTAGTGGAGGAAGAACCATGCCAACAAAATAGTAGTTGCTGTTTGTCACACTAGTGATAGCAGTTGAACCAGCTGTTACTGTTGGGGTACCTGCCAAGTTGCCCAGAGCAACCACTGTAGACTCACGGAAGCAACCTGTCAACTGATTAGCACCAATGTAGACGTTTGGTGCACTTGTGTAACCATTACCACCGCTAGTAACTTGAATGGCTGTGATGTTACCAGTGATAGGATTAACAATTGCTTTGGCCACTGCACCTGCGCCACCGCCACCACCGATCGTTACTGGAGGAGCAGCTGTGTAGCCAGCACCACCAGCGGTTAATGTAACGCTAACCAAACTGCCGCTTGATACTGTTACAGTACCAACTGTTGCCAGACTTGTTACACCGCCGGTGTTTTGGCCCCAGGGAGCAGTGCCAGTTACCGAGCTGATACCAGTGTAATAGAACACTTCGCCTTCAACAAATACTTCGCCGTTGTTACGCTCACCGTTGGCTGAACCTCCGCCGGGAATAAAGTAACGACTTGCGTCATACACATTTATTGTTCCTGGGGTAGGTGACGCACCCTGACTATAGCCAGTGGCAGCGATCTGAGCTGTAATTGCTTGGCGAGCACCAAAGTTAATGGCTTCAAAACGGCCTGGCACGTTGCCTGAACGCTGATATGCCTGGTACTCTCTGTTGCCGTGCTGTACTTTGTGGCAATAAATAATATCGCCTTGAGTTGCACGAATACCCCAGCGGATAAATCCAGCACCGTACCATGTGTAATCCATGTAAATCATCTGAATCTTGGTCAAGTCTTGATTGTAACCAGTAGGTCCCGTGCCATCTAAACGATCCAAGTTGAACAAGTATACTGGGCTACGGATTTCACGCACATAGTATTTCTTCACTGACTGATCTTCTGCATACACTTTGGTGTAACCATACAGGCTGACTGGAGTGCTACCAGTGCTGGTAACAGTTGCCGCTGTTTGAGTCTGGAACGTCACGTTGGTGCTAGGTGCGCTTATGATCGGAAATACACCGTTCAAGGCACTCTGAGTGCTTTGATATATGAAGATGCGCGAACCAAAGCCCAGTACAGTATTACTGGCCACAGTACCAGTCACACCTTGAGTGGCTGCGAATGGATATGGACTGTAGAAAGTAAGCTGATTGGTAGCAGTATTAATACCAGTTACAAAACTTCCTAGAGGAATGTTGTTACTTCCAGTAATTTGTGACCCAATATTGATACCCACTACAGAAGCCAATGTCAAAATATTGCCACTGGTTGTGGCTGCCGCTGTGGTCTGATTCAAATAATACAAACTGTTCTGAGCTTGGAATGTCAGCGTTATACCGTTGGTAACCGTTACAGTGATTGCTTGATTCAAAATAATACCAGAACCATTGGCAATTAAACCAGAAACCAAGCAATTGCCTGGAATATTGGTTCCTGAAATAACCATGCCCGCTGTGATACCAAAAGTGTTAGGTACAGCAATAACATTTGTTGGATTGAGTGTACCAGCAATAGCACCGAATGTGTATGTGCTTGCTGTGGTGTTGGCTGTCAATGCTTGATTGAAGAAAATGCTGATAGTCAAGTTACCAGTGCCAGTAGGCGCAGTAGTTGAGTTCACCTGTGTATTGCTTGGAATACCAGTGCCTTGAATAGTCATACCAGCCGCTGGCATGTAATAAGTGCTGGCATTTTGGCTGATTGTGGCTGTTAACGGCAGTGTAATCGGACAAGTTAGTGATGTTGGCACAAATGACTGAGCGATATAAGTGTTTGCTTGGATACCGCTTGCACTGGTTATCAATTGACCGGGGAAAAAGTTTGCACTGGAGGTGCTAATGGTCAAAGTGGTTGTACCAGCATTGCCGGACACAGTTTGTGTTACCTGCGGTGCTATACCTGCTTGCATAACATATACACCGGTAATACCAGTACCAGTTACTCCGGAACCAGTACCAGCCACGCCAGTCAATGATATTTGAGTAGCTGTTGTAGTTTGACTCAATTGAATTGTTTGAGTTGTGCTGCTGGCGCTGGTGATATAGGCAAATGGCAAACCTGCTGTGCCACTTGTGGTAGCAGGAGTAGCTGCACGATACACAGGGGCAATACAAATAACGTTATCGCTTACTACCTGTGCCACTTCGTACGGTGTACCACGGATGATCACCTTGTCGCCTGGGCTGATTTGTTTTGTATAAGTGGAACCAGTTCCAACAACATAAGCAGAGCCGGTTAACACATTCACAGTGCCTCTTAGAATAGTTGTGCCATTTCGACGAACAGCATTACAGAATGTGCCATCGAATTCCCAGAAAAAGCCGTTGCTGTCATCCATTAGTCCCACGCGAGTAGCATAACCTTTGGCATCAGCCACTTCAACTGTGGCCAATGCACCACCTGGATTTGAGTCAACTGGAGTACCACTCAACTGCACAGCAAACACCTTGGCTGCTGACTGCACGGTGGGCAACACTGAAAATGTGTTGTTGTATATGGCATTGTCGCTAGAAGCAATACTTAAAATGGCACGTAGGTTTACTATAGCGCCTGGTTGCAAACCGTGATCTTGGTCAGTTTCAATTGTTAAGATGCTACCGTTAACACTCAATCTTGTGATATCATAGTTTGGTTTGAAAGTAACCGCGGTAGAGAACTGAATACCTTTACCAGCTTGATAACGGAAATAACGGCGTGTTTGACGCAGACTTTGAGCACCTACCACGTTGTTGCCTGGAGTTATTGAAATACCACCGTCACCGCTTCTATGCAATTGAAATCCTTCTGGACGGACAATAACATAGGTTGGGTTGTTTGGAGGCGTCAATGTTGAACTGTACAAATAACCAGGCGTGGTTTGAATAATAGATCCACTAGCTGACATGGCGTTCAAGTTGTAGTATGTGAACTGATTGGGCTGTGGCACAGACGCAATATAGGTAGGTAAATTGGCATTTACTTGTGTAGTATTACCTATAAAGATTGGAGCGCCTGGTACCAAATTGTGAGGACCAAATGTTGTTACAGTGATAGCACTGCCCGCCGCAGTTGCTGATGCATTAACAGCTTGCACTGGAATTTGACTTGCAATGCCGTAACCTGTAGCATAAAAGTTACCCTGATAAATCACAGTGGTAGCCTTGGAGTTTATTGACTGGTTGAAGAAGTTGCCTTTGGTCAAGTAACCGATAGCACCATCTGCTTGATTCACATATGTGGCCTGGAATGTGCCGTCAGTGTGTGCTTCGTCTATGGCTTCTTGCACCAGGATAGGTGAACCGGATATTAAATTACTGCCCTTGAGTGTAATGTCGTTTGACACACTGAACACAGCATAAGTTGGATTACTTGCTGTGCCCGGCACGCCGCCTACCACTACCAGTTGCGGAGTATAGGTTCCTGCCGCAGCTGTGGTATTAAACTGCAAGGTGTTGGTGGTATTACCGCTGGTTTTAACAGCAAAACGCACTGCTGCAAACACAGTGGTTGTAGTGGCTTCAACGATATAAACAAAAGTACCTACTGGAGCAGCGGACGGCATAGCCAATCCACTGATTGTGCCAGTTGCACCGTCTGTGGTAATGGTAGGATTAACGATACTGAAACCAGCTCCTCCAAAGATTGGGGCCAGTGGTGTGTCGCTTGGACGAGTAAAAACCGATGCCACGAAGTTTTGTTGCTGGAAGAATTCCCACTTGGTGGACTGCAAACTGTATTCAAAGTCAGTATCAATCAATGACTGTGGTGTTGAAACACGCAGTTTATCTGCTGGGTCAAGCAAAACTTCAGCTGGGAAAAACTTTTCTTCATACTCATCAATCAATATCTGCAACTTGTCAGTTGCATTCATTGCACCTGTGTTGTAGTTCAGAATAATCGTTGTCAAACCAGCATCGCCGCCCAGTTGACTGTAAGGCTGTGTTTGACCGCCCAGTGCGGTATAGCTGGTTGCGGTTAAAGTAGAATCTGAAAAGTTATAGATAACCACGTTACTGGTAACGTTAGTGATCAAAACCAGTTTCTCTCTAGCGATGTAACGAGGTATTGTTACAGTTCTTGTTGTAGGGTTAAATGTATACGTGGTATCATTTAAAATTTTTCTTGCCATTTTTTAGTTCTCCAAATTTTGGTCTTTTTTAAGTTCCGGTAACCACATCAACTGCGTTAAATGGATAGTAAGCCACTAATGGGTTTGTGCTATTGCCAACTAATACTGTAGATGCTACGATATCTCCAACCTGCGGTGGGCTTGTGAAAACAATCTGTCCAGAACTATTTATTGTGTAGTCGCCGTACTTTGTTATTGTGTTCCACACTGGTCTACTCTTATTTAGCCATCCTGTTAATCTCGCTCCATTTTTTATCAATAAAATCTGGATTGGATTTACGATTGCCACGCTTGCTGAATTGTTTGTGGGCGTAAATATGGTATTTCCGCCATTAATACTTGCCGTTGTACCATCAAGAATAGTTCCTGCCACAGTTTGGCTTGGCGTCACAGTGAAACTCTGCGCTGCCATTGCTGTGCTGGTTACCAATTGAGTTGATCCTGAAACGGTATATGTGCCTGCTCCGCCTACATTGTAGGCATTGTAAGTGCCCGTTGCCTGTGTTGTTAAATTGTTGCTCAAAACCACGCCTATGTTTGTGGGAACGTTATTGGCGTCTACCATGTTGAGTAGTGCTAAGATAGTGGTACCTGTTGGAATACCTGTACCTGAAATTAGTTGCCCCACTGCAAGATTGCTTGATGTTGTAATACCAAAACTATTGCTACCTGCCGCACCTCCGTCATAGAAGGCGTAGGTGCCAGAAGCAGTTGTAGTCAAATTGTTACTCAATGTAACTGTCATGTACAAACTACTGGCACCAGTTATGTTGCCCATGACTGAGCCTGTGAGTGCGGTTGTTGTATATATGGCAACCACGATAGTGGTGCTGTTAGATGACTGCACCACCCAATTGCCGTTAAATGCAGGTTGCGCACTGAATCCAGTGATCTGTATGGCACCACCAGCTGGGAATGGTGAAACACTTTGGAACGCATAGGTCAGTGTTGCCACATAAGCTGTCATTGTGACACCAGTCAGTGTGCCCGGTACTGTGCTGATAGGTGCACCACCGCTGGCTGTAAACTGAGCACCCACTGTAGTACCGCTGCTGATTGTTAGCGCACCACTATTGGCCACAGCACCACTAAATGTGGCAAACAAGCTAGCTGAAGTTGTGGACACGTTGCCCATGTAATAGGTTTGTGATGTTAAAAGTGCAACACCACCAATGGTCATAGTGCCAGAGATGTTGTTGCCACTGATTGTAACTATGGTGCCATTCTGTAGTGCTGTGCCGGTTGTTGGGAAACTGATAGTGGTTGAACTGCCTTGTGTAACAATACCCTGGCTGGCTGTGAATATGGCTCCAGTTGTTGTGCCGTTACTGATGGTCAATGGGCCCGTATTGGCAATGGCATTGGCGTAGGTTGAGAACAAACTTGCTGATGTAGTTGTTGTGTTGCCTAGGAAGTAGGTTTGACTTGCAGCTATGCCAACAGTACCAATGGTCATGTTGCCTGTGATACTGGTTCCCCGTAAGGATATCAGTGTGCCAGCTGCTAGTGCTGAACCAGTGCTGGCAAAAGATATCTGAGTTGAACTGCTGTATGCCACGGAAGTAAGTGTTAGTCCCAAAATGGTACTCACTGCGGGATTACTTAAACTCAGTTGTGCCAAGTTGGTGCCATTGGTGCTGGCGATGTAGTAGGTGGTTGGGCTGGAGTATGTGGGAGTGATTAGTGGGGCCTGCACCGTGAATACCAATCCTGTAGGAATGCCTGCTGTGGTTGACAGCGGCGTGCTTTGAGGTTGTGAGCTGAGTGTAAAGCCATTGGTGCCATTGGTGCTGGTGATGTAATAAGTGGCGCCCGGGCTGTAGCCCAACAAACTAGGAGCACTGATACTGTAACTTAACCCAGTTGGGGTACCAACCACTGTGGCTATAGCTGGTCCTCCCGGTGTGCCGCTGAGTGTGAATTGAGTTGTGGTATTGGTAGCTGTGATGTAATAGCTGCTGGGACTGCTGTAACCGCTGATGAATTGTGGCACTGCCGAGAATGTCAACCCCGTTGGGATGCCTTGAGCAGTGATTAACTGACCCAAACCGTTGGGGCCAGTACTGAGAGTGAATGTGTTGTATCCATTAGTAGTGCCAATATAGTATGTAGTTGACGAGCCAGGATAAGTGGCTATGCTGTTTAAAGTGTAAGTCAGACCTGCATAAGCATTGCCAAATGTGGTCACTACCGGCACGCCTCCTAGTGTAAATGTGCCGTTGGCAGTGCCCGCGGTAATGGATAATGGGCTGCTGCTGGTGCTGGCATTGGATGCACTTGCGTACAAGGTTGCACTGGTTGATGTAAACGGTGCACCAATGTAGTACACTTGTCCTGAAGCAATTGTTATGCCGCCAATTTGTAATGTGCCTGCAATACCTGGATTACTGAATGACAAAGGCATGCCCACTGTAAGTGTGTATCCAGTGGCTGTAAAGCTGATAGTGGATGCCGAAGCGTATTGCACATTGTTAAGAGTAATCAGCGGTGTTGCACTCAAAGTGGCCTGAGTTGAACCGTTGGTGGTTGCAATATAGTATGTTGTACCACTGCTATAGCCCGTGATGGTGCTGGGCGTTGCGGTTGTTGTAAGGCCGCTTGTGGCACCCAAACCGGATATAAGTACAGGATTGCTGACTAGAGCATTGGCCAAGCTGCTGGTCAACTGCATGTTAGTGCCACCGTTGGTATTCATCACATAGTAAGTGCTTGGTGTTGAATAGCCCACAATCTGAGGTGTTACTGCAAAAGTAATTCCAGTAACTGCCTGAGCAATGGTGGTAATTGCTGAAGGTGCATTAGTGGTAAATGTGGCTCCAGTTGTGGTTGATCCAGTTATGGCCAATGGGTTTTGACCGCCTATTGCAGACACATAGCTGCTGAACAACTGCGCTGAGTAGGGCGTTACATTTCCAAGAAAATACACTTGACTTGCCGCTAAAGCAACACCGCCTACCGTTAAATTGCCTGAGATGCTTGCACCGCTGATTGTTACTTGTGTGCCTTGAATTACAAATTGATTCACAAGGAATGTCACGCCAACTGTGCTTGAATTGCTAATGGTCAATGCGCTGATGTTGTTGATAGCATTGACAGCACT